TTCAGCTACGAACACGTAAAGGCGAACTACTTCCCGAACGGCGCGCCGATTGCTGACATCCGATTTGCCGAGAAAAGCTCTATTATCACGCCCGAGCAGGATGCCGCCTACATGCAAGCAGTGGAAGCAGGCGACATGGAGGCCGCCCGGTCGGCGGTGGATGAGGCGGTCCGGTCTGCTGGTTACGATTTGTCACATCGTAGAAAAAGCAAAAGAGATCATTCAAAATCAAAATTTGTAATTCAGTTTGCAGACCGAGAATCTGGAAGAAATTGGGGTTATGGCGAATTTGAAATAGTTGATAAATCTTTAAATTTCAAGAAACCAAGTGATGATGTTGTTAAATTCACAGAAGATTACTATGGAATTGATCGCGAATCCGCGATCGCCGAGCTTAATCCCCAAGATATTGTCGAGAGCGCCGGGGCTTGGGACGACGTTCAATTTGTCAGCGAGCTTTGGCAGGCAATGGAAAATGGATTAATTCCAGAGCAAATTGGATTCAAGACACCGGACGGAGGGGTTTCCATCGACCCAACTAGGGCATCAATGAAATCCGCCGAAACCATTATCCGCCGCGACGACGGATCAATCGTCCCGCTCTCCGAGCGATTCGGAGGAACTACGCCATGAAACTACGCGAAGAAGTCGCGCCCGTCAGCACGCCAAAGGCTGACGAGTCGGACACCTACATTGCCGAAAACATCGAGTATTACGCCGCGCAGGTTGCCGAGCGTGCGCGGGAGCTTGGACACGCGGGAATGGCGCTTGAGGTGCGCGACCCGGCGCGGGCGGCAATCGTGCTTGAAATGCGCAGCCGGAACGTGCCGTTCATGCACATCAGGAAGGCGACGGGGATTGACCCCAAAACCGTCTTGCGGCTGGAACAAGACCACAAGGAGACGCTGGAAGGATGGCGGAAACGGGCGGCGCGGCAGCTTGCCGAGACGGCGGACCTTGCCCGCAATGCGCTAAACGAAAAGCTTGTTTCGATCCTTGAAGACCCGGAATTGATGGCGGCTACCAAGGTTTCCGAAATCGCCGTTGCCATGGGCGTATCCACCGATAAGAGCATGGCACTTGCGGGCGTGCCGGGCGTGGTCATCGAACACAAGAAGGGAGCAAGCGTTGACGACGCCATGAAGGCAATCGCCGAGGCGAAAGCGAGGGTTGCCGGGCGGATCAAGGACGCTAGCGTTGACGCCATCGAAGTATGATTTGGCGAGAGCATCCAATTCTCAAGCCGCCGACCGATGACGAATTGGCGGCGATGGAACCGGAGGAGCTAATTGACCTTCACCGGCTCTATCATGAGGCGCTTTCTAACGCCGATGCCGACCCATACCGCTTTGGATTCCAGCTAGACCACTGGAAGCGGGCGGATGCTGAGTTTGAAGAAACGGTTGAATGCCTTGTGTTAGGTGGCAACCGAAGCGGCAAGACCATTTACGGGGCGCGCAGCGTGGTGAAAGCCGCCGTTGAGAATCCCGGCGCGCAAATCTTTTGCTTCGCACAGACGGCAGAAGTCAGCATCCGCCAGCAGCAGGGCGCGGTTTACGATTGGCTTCCGGCGGAATACAAGACAAAGCAGACCGGCGAGGCGACTTACATTTCGTTTTCGCGGATGAACGGATTCACGAATGGCAGTTTCATCCTCCCGAATGGCTCGCAAGTCATCTTCAAGACCTACAGCCAGTATCTCAACAACCCGACGATTCTGGAAGGCGCGGAGCTTGGCAGCTTTCAACCGACTTGGACTAACATCGGGGTTTGGCTGGACGAATACCTAATCGGCCCCGAGCTAATCAATACGCTCCGATTCCGCCTTGCCACGCGGAACTCGAAAATGCTTGTCACGTTCACCCCGATTGACGGATGGACGGAGACGATCAAGCAATACCTCGACGGGGCGAAAACCACCGAAACGCGGTCGGCGGAATTGCTAGGCGGCGAGCTTGTCCCTAGAATCCAGCGGAGCAGGAAGCTCAATGCGTGCGTCGTCTATTTCCACACGCAAGACAACCCATTCGGCGGGTATGACCGGATCAAGCGCGACCTGAAAGGAGCGACCCGCGAGAACATCCTGATTCGCGCCTACGGGGTGCCGGTCAAGTCCGCCGCCACCAAGTTCCCGAAGTTCTCGACAACGACGAACGTCATTCCGGCAAGCGCCATTCCGACCGAGAACGTCTCGCGGTTTCAAATTATCGACCCATCCGGCGCGAAGAACTGGTTTTCCGTGTGGATTGCGGTGGACATCACTGGGACGTTCTACGTTTACCGCGAGTGGCCGGGCGTCAATATCGGCGATTGGGCGGAATGGCGGGCGGGGAAATGGCTGCCGGGCGAGGGGGCTAAGGGGCTTGGCTACGGCATCCGCGATTACGTGGAGCTTTTCCTTGAAATGGAGGGCGGGGAGAAGATCGAGGAGCGGATTATCGACCCGCGCCTAGGGGCGGCGAAATACACCGCGAACGATCACGCCAGCTCCATCATTGAGGATTTGGCGGATCAAGACTTCATTTGCATCCCCGCGCCGGGGCTGGAAATCGACGACGGGCTGCAATCGCTCATTTCCAAGATGAGCTATGACACTTCCAAGCCGATTGACGCGATGAACCGCCCCCATTTCTACGTGTCGGAGGACTGCGAGAACGTCATCAAGGCGCTTGCCGAATACACGGCGGAAAGCGGGCTAAAAGAGGCGTGGAAAGACCCCGTTGACTGCCTCCGGTATGCGTGCGTCTCCGATATTCAGCATTTCGACGAAAAGAGCGCCGTCCGAGTCCAACGGACCACCAAGGCGGGCGGCTATTGACCGGGGCTTAAATTCAACCTACAAGAAACGAAATGAAGCAGGGATTTCAGGGAATCAAGCAGGCCGAGCTTGCCGAATCGCTTGGCGCGACACCCGACCAGATCAAGCGTTTCCGCGATCACGAAATGAAGCGGGGCGAGGATTGGGATAAGGATGGCGTGGTCATTTACTGGTCCCACGACGCAGCCGAGCGGTTCCGCGCCAAGCTTCAGAAACCCGAGCCCGAGCAGGCTACGGAAATTGAGGTTGGCGAAGCGATGGTTGTCCGCCTGCCGAAAAATGCGTCTTTCGTGGAAGTTGCGATTGACGGCATTTGCAACCCCGTCCGGGTCCGCAAGGGCGCGGGTCCGAAGCTTCTAGGCAAAAAAATCCGATTCACCACCGACGAAAACGGCAACCTGATCCACCTGCGATGAACGAACAAGCGGAAGCGATGGTTTTCAAGGAAGAGAAAGTCGATGCCGGCTTCCTCTGCGAGGCATACACGCGAACCATTCGCGAGCTTGACCCGTTCTTTTTCCAGTGTCGCCAGAATTTCGAGGACCGGCGATGCTTGTGGAATGGCAAGAGCGACGACTTGCGCAAGAATTCGCCCGATGCCTTCCCGTGGCAGGGGGCGAGCGACCAAGAAGCGCAGATTATCGCGGAGCGGATTGACACCTACGTCGCGCTTTTCATGCAGGCGCTCAAGCGTTCGCATGTGAAGGCATTCCCGACCAAGATGGAAGCCGCGCCCCGTGCTGCCGTCGTGTCCGCCTTCCTCAAATACATGATGGCAACTTACATCCGAGGCTTTAATGCCGAGATGGAACGGGCCGCTAATTTTGGCTTGGAGAAAGGCTTGATGATTTCCTACGTCGGATGGGAGAAGGAAAGCCGGTCATTCCTCCAAGACATGAGCTTGGAGCAGATCGGGCAAATCAATCCCGACCTTGTGGAGATCATCGTCGGCGGCGAGGATGACGATGCTCTTGTCGGGATGCTCAAGCAGATGCTTCCCGGCTTGCCGACCAAGCGAGCCAAGCGGGCGCTAAAAGACCTGCGCGAAAAGGGGA